TCATCACGAAAGCCGGGAATGCCATCTAATCCCATACTCTTAAACAAATCATTTACAACTTTATCACGGAAGCCGGGGATGTTACCAGCTACTTCCTTTATATTTTCCGCTGTGAATTTATCAAATAAACCGAATATCTTGCTCCATCCTTCAAATATCTTAGATGTTAAATTCCAAACCCCTTCAAGTGCAGTAGCTACCAGTCTTATCTCAGTTTCCCACTGAGGATACTTCTCAATCATATCATCTATAAAGCTTTCGCCGCCTTCAAAGAATACCTTGGCATCTTCAACCAGCGCAACAAAACCAAGCGCCAAAGCAGATAACAGTAGCGGTAACAAAAAGAACCCGGCGTTAGCTGCTAATGTTGCAAGGGTTAAACCTCTCATCAGTGCGATCATTTGATACAAGTGAGTTAACACCCGCATAGCCAGAAAAGCGCCCATCGCTATAGACAGGATCTTTAAAGCCATTGTGAGTTGATCTACCCACTTCGGTATGTTCTGTTCAATTATTTTGCGGTTAGCTATCCACCAGTCGGTAAATGTACCAACCATCTCTTTCATTATTGGCGCTAGTACTCGGGTAAACAGTCTGGATATATGTTTGGTAACTGACCACAAGTCAACTAGAGCGTCGTTAAACGCTGCTGATACTTTGGCATCTTCAGCGGTTGTGTCGCCTAGCGCCTTAGCCTTTACTGTCATCTCCTCTATGGCTTGCGGACCAAGTTGGAGCAGCCGTATAGAGTCTCTAAGACCCAGCTTATCAGCTAGTTCTATTTGCCTAGCGCGACCTAACCCCTGCATCCTACCAGACACTTCTTTCATCAGGTTGCTGGCGGATTTTACTTGCCCGTTAGCATCGGTGGTGGAAATACCAAGTAACCCAAAAGCCTCAACCCCAGAACCTACTCCTCGAGCCGCTTCAGAAGCCCGTAGAGACAATTCCCGGAGGGAGTTAGCCATACCATCGGCACTTCCCCCGGCAATTTGTTGAGCGTACTGTAGGGCGCTTACATTAGCTACAGTCTCCCCTATTTCGTCAGCTAGTTTACCCTGTTCATCCGATGCACGAGAAGAAGCTACTACCATACCCGTTAGAGCAGTAGCGGTGGCGGCTGCGACTTTAGCTAGATTTTTAACAACACCGACAGTCTTGCCAATGTCGTTTTTAAATTTCTTGGCTTCCCCGGAGTCATATTCAAACCCTAGACCCACCAATAATTCATCTATTAAAGCCATCTTACTTTCCTTTGGGTTTTTGGCTCATGGCTACCTTTAAAATCCATTAGCTCGTGCATCGTCATAAGGTCTTCCATGGAATACGTACCGTCCTGTAAATCTTTTAGACTGCACATCGGCGGTTCATTTAATAACGGCCGATGCAGGTACGTATCCACATTAGGGAACCTTTTAGGATCTACAGTGAACCCTGAACTCTGGCCAGAAGTGCCTCTGCCTTCTGGCCTTTGAGCAAATTTCCGTAATTCACCTTAATAACAAACATGAACACCTTATAAACATCCATGAGGTCATCGCCAGAGAAAGTCTGGTTGAAGGTTGTTTCTGTTATTTTGGTTCCGTCACAAGCTACACCAATAACAGCCGTTTTAATAAGCGCCGTTATTTCTTCAGGTGAGTTGGAATCGAATAGTAAAGCGATACCTTCGGAAAGGGCTTCTGCTTCTTCGCCTTCGGTTGTTTTGGTTTTGCTTGACTTTAAAGCCATAGAAGCAATCTTACCAATACTGGCACCAAATGTCTTAGCCAGTTTCATTTTCATTAGTATTGCTTTTTCAGCAGGCCATTGAGTCACACTAAACTCATGGTCGCCGACTTGAGTTGTTTCGGTATTACAAGCCATAACATAAACTCCCGGTATTCGTATTATTACCCGGCCAAATAAATTCCAGGAGGAGGAGGTATCTAATTAGGCCGGGATCCTTAGATAGTCCGCCCTCCCCCTGGAAACCCTTTACCCCCCGTGAAGGAGATCCAAACGCTCTACTACAATGTTCCATTCTTGCGGTTGCGCATTAGTACCGCGAGTCATATCTGCTGGACGTGTGATATAACCTTGCGTACCAGATCCCAAGTCCAAACCTTTGGTATCTTTAAACTGAACAAAGATAGGAACAAACGCACCGTTTTCTTGAGCAGTAATAAGCGCCGACAAGAACTTGTTAGAATCCGACGTTTGCATAAGCCGGAAAGTAACAGTACCTGACCGGTCTGCACTAATAGAAATAGTCATCTCACCATCTGTACCAACACTGTGAGCTGCCGAGTCATTTAGCCTTGCCAAGCTTATTACGTCGTCGCCTTCATCAAAGCCTGATATTTCCAAACCGTTGACAAGAAGTATCGTATTTAGGAAACTATAATCTTTCATTGCTTACCCCTTATCGTTCAAATACACCGTTGATCTGAGCGCCGTGAATGGCACCAGCACCGAGAACAACAAAGCTCAAACCTGGATACAACCGGGCTTCTTTGTCGGACTGGTTAATGTCTGCTACTGGTACGGTAATAGTCTTATAACCGTTAGCCAGGAACTCGCCGTCAATTGTTTCACCGGCTGCAATCAAACCATTGCGAACCGCTTCGTCCAATGCGTTGATAACTTGCTGTTCCAATGCTGCTACACCTTTGTCGGTATATGGAACCTTAGTTGTACGAGTTAGCAAGTAACCGAACACGTTTGTTTGAATTGCGTTTTCAAGCCAGTCAATACCGTGGACTTCGTCAAAGAAGGTATTGTTAGCCATACGAGATTCGGAATACATATCGCTCGCGCCAACCAGAATAAAGGCGTTGCCCCGTTTGCTATCCAGAACAGCTTTCTCGTTTTGAGTAAGTTGTTCAACGGTAATACCCGGTCCCTGTTTAAACTTCAACGTGAGTGTACTATTCGGTTGATTGAAGTTAACAGTAAAGGCGCGACCAAGAACAGACGCTGAAGGGTATTGACTAGGACTAGAGCTATATGTGCTAATGGTACGGCGTAGGTTCTTAGCCTTTAGTACGCTTAGTATGTCTGAGTCCGTTACGCTGTCCAAAGCATCCAGGTCGTTAGTAGTGTTACCAAACACTTTAACCCTAGCTTCACACCAGTCAGCAGCGGCTTCTACTGCATCTTCTGTATTAACAACAAATCCATCACGAATTTCTTTGGTGAATATTAAGCCATACCAATCAGGGTCAATATTCTGTATTGCATTCAGGCTAGAGGTAATGGTCTCAGCGGCTACCCCATTAGTCTTAGTGCCTTCCCCTTGCTGGATTTCCAAAAGGCTAGAAATGTCTGTGCCAGTTTCTTGCTCAAGTCCAAACCCGATAGTAGATGTTCCGCCTACTGTACCAGAGTTTATAAAGAACCGGGTTCCGTCATGAGTTACAGTAGCAGCGGCAAAGCCACCGGAAGCAATAGCCTGAACTCCCGTTTGCAAGGTGGTTGCGATTTCAGCAAAGGTTACATCACCTGTAAAATCAAGCCCACTTACAACGTCTGAGACACCATCAATGGTCAGGCCAAAAGCACCGTCACTAATGGCGCTAAACAAGGCAAGGTTATCTTCATTGTCTTCTACAGCGCCGCCACGGAGTTGAGCAGCTACGTCCGTAGGGTAACGGGTAGAAACTTTCAACTTCATTGGTTTTGGTTGCTGGCTGAAATAAGCAGTTGCTGCTTTTACTACTTCGGAAGTTCCAGGCCAATCGGCTGTCACCCCGTCCAGATTACTATAAGAACGAATACGCTCTGCAACACCGATAACACCAGTTTCAGCGGTAACGATGTTTAGAGTCCCAAAGCCTTTTCTCGCTGGAAAGGTAGCACCAATGGCGATACTAACACTTACCACATTTGAAACTGGGATTGTCATGTTATTACACCTCTGTATTAAAGTTATACTTTAGACCGCGATACTGAAACTCACTTGCTATGTCTATGGCTTGTATTGACTTAACAATGTCTTGATCAGTAGCTACGGTATTTAAAACAAGATCAAACTGTGACCTTTCTTCCCACCCGTCATCCGTTGGGCTGTCTATATCCCTAACTTCAGAACGGCTTACCAAACCAACACCAGCAGAACTAAACAGGGATTGGATTGACTCTCTTACTAAACCTATTCTAACTTTTCTAGAGTTATCCATTGCATTAGCTCTATAAAAGTTGATTGACATTGTTATATTCCTAAGACCTGATATATATTCAGTAACGTCTAGGTTATCCACATTGTCTTTAAAAATTCTTTGCTCCCAACCTAAAGACTCACTCGCTAAAAAATCAACTACAGCATAAGCACCTTGAGGTCTTGGAGCGTCCTTCTTGTCTTTGGTTTTTATTGTATACCCTGGAGTCTCTAAAACCAAATTTTACAAACGTCGCGAACCAGCTTGTTAATCGGTTCTTCTAGCAACATTAGTCTTTTAACTCCCCATAGCCGCTGTATAACCGTAGTCATCCCAATCGCCTGAGGTTACTACTTTATATCTTTGAGACTTATAGATAACAACGTCAGCGATCAAACCGGCTTCGTCATTTGTAGTAAGGATGGGTTTTTTAGATATGAACAGTTTAGTGTCTTTGTCCTTTTCACCTTCTGGCAAAACCTCCATTTGTATAGGAGTAGGCTGCTGAACACTGGCTAAGGTTTTAAAAGTAGAGGTTGATCCCTTTACATATAAGCCGTCAACATAATCGCCAGCAGCGGTTCTTTCTACCGTTATTATTTGTGAGGTATCGCTGTCTAATGCTTCAGATACATTAATAACCATTACTCATCAACCTCGTATGTTATAGACTGTCTAAGGTGACCTGTATCAACAAGCGGATTACCTTCGCGGTATACCAACGGAGGAGCATCAATATCTGTTATCTTATCTTGTACGTCGGTTTGAACGGCCAAGCCAACAATTCCCAAGGCTTGTTTGGTATCCATATCACCTTTTATAATCTTATAACTAAGCTTACGGAATAAGGTTTTGTAGTCTCGTTTCTTTTCGATAACAGTTGATCTAAGGAAACTACGCTCGGGGACGGAACCGCTACCGAACTCATGTACTGTACCAACCATAATAACCGAGGTTCCATCTGGATAGTCGTTGCTACCTTGTGGCAAACCTACTTTAACCCCGTTTGGCCCTTTACCAAATACCTTACCGATACGCTCTAGTTCTTTAAGCGCCTTTTCCGGGGTCCGTATTATTCTGGTTCTTGACCTCATAGTTTATTAGCCACTAGCACGCCTGCAAAACAAGCGTTACGGATCATTAAGAACCGTTGCCCGTACACCGTACCCATATAAAAGTCATCACCGTCTGAGCGATCCTTAGTGGCTACTGCGCGAGTAACAGAAACTCCGCCCGCACTCTTGGAGCTTACCGGGCCAACTTTAACAGAACTGTCACCTGCTTCACTAGCCTCGGCGGTAATTAATAGATGGGCTACTAGGTAAGCTTGAGCATAATTGTATTTACCTTGCCAGCGATTCTCATCAGCACCCATATAAATCAACTGAGCGTCCTCTATAAAGATCTCAATACGAGCATCAGGGTAAACAGTATCATCAGTAAACTCAGGGGAACCTTGCTCTAAACGCGGCAACGGTAACAGCCATTACATTCCCCTTGTTGCTTGGTATATGATAATGGCTGCTAGTATGCTAGTGGCCCACATAAGCATCCCTTTACCTATATCTTTATGACCTCTATTTATATTAGCTGTATCTTCAAGATCCCCTATTTTACCTCTAAGGATATCTATTGTATCGGCGTTGGCTTTAAGAGTAGTTATGATCATATCAGGATTGTGCTCAGCTTGCCACATTTCAACCTTCTTCATACGCTCATCCCCGGCATCTAGTCTTTTGCCAAACCTACTAATCACCTGCTCATGGTTAGTAACTCTTTCCTCTAGGCGTACAACCTTCTCAAGCTTAACCTCTATACCGGATAATCTTTTCTCTATGGTTTCCAAAACTCTCCATAGCCTCATGTCGTTAACATCATCAGTCACAATAATTACCCGGCATATGTTGTTGATGTAGTTACTCTTTATAACCCTGTTTAAGATTATAAAGAGTAGCCCCTGTTACCAAGGGCTAATCCATAGACTTACTTGTTGTCTTTAGGTTTAGACTGAGACTTTGACTTTGACTTAGAAACTTCGCTTTCAAGTTCTTGGTCGTCCTGAGTCTTACCAAAAGTCAGCTTACCTTGTTCTTTTAGTTCACTTACATAAGCATCTACTTCCTTGGCGTCTTTACCTACAAACTCTTCCCAATGCTTGTCGTCTACCACGTTAAAACCTGGAACGACTCGCACTGTAACCCGGTTCCCACTTTTACCAATGGTCTTCAGGTTATACTGTCGCTGAGTTGTATTAGTTACCCCGGCCATGATATCAAATCCCTGTAGCGATTGCGAGTGACAGCGGGTAATAGATATTAAGACCCGCCAAACGGTTACGACCCGGCACAACAAACTCAAGGTTCTTTTGTTGTACGGGCATCATTTCCAACTCTACAGGGATTTCCAATTGCAGCTTATCCGGGTTACGGTCATAAGCTACCATTGCATCCGTTGATAGGTTGGGATTAAGCTCTGATGAGCATTCGTTAACAGGGATAATATCATCCACACTGTTCAGGTACGGGCTGTTCTGTACCAGGAACATCAGGATAGTAGTATCGCTGTTACTTGCACGAGGAGTAGAGCTGATATAAGACCACTGAGCAGGAGGTAACATCAGCGTATTGCCGCGCTCAACCATTTTGGTAGTCTCAAAGATATCAGCGAACAAGTCGTTAACATCAAACAAAATTTCGTCCGGTGTTTTGCTTGCCCAATCCTTAGTTCCGCCAACACCGTCAACAACGGCACCAGTTGGGATATTAGGGTGATCAAACAAACCCGGCAAACCACTAGGGGCATCACCAAAGAATGCAACGTCGTTAACCTTCTGCTCTACAGATCGCATGGCAGCGTTAGCACGGCGCTGATCCAGGGCTGCACCAGTTAGCTGCGAAGCTTGGATCTCGTCCAAGTTATAGCCGTAAGAGATACCTACGGAACGCACTGGGATGGTTGTTTCTTTACCGGCAACATCTGCACGAGGCAAGTCGTCAGCATAGGCTTGGATAATCTTAGCCGCGCCTACTTGGTCATACGTGCGGTAAGTGATTGAAGTAACACCCGGACCACCTTCGTTGGAAACAGGGAAAAGGCTAACGCGCCTGAAGTTCAGCATACTGAACATCATAGCTACGTGCTTTAATGTGCTCCAACTGGCGCTGGAAGAAGAACGCGCCGTCA